TCCAATCACTCGACATTGTTATTGCCAAATACAATCTTGGGTGATTTTCAAAACCCCAAGTGTTCGCATATGCCTTATAAATTTCTATATAGTTCTTTTTGAATAGAACCATTCTATTTTTTTCATTAAGTTCTGCGGCATTTGGAAAGACCCATCTAATGTTTTTGATATTCTCTATTATGTACTCTCTAGTAGTTTTACTAAATAGAAAATTACTAACGAGATTTACTTTAAATCCCTTAGAAAATATGTGATCTAATATCCCAATAAAATTTGAATGTTGTGTTGGTTCTCCTCCAAGTATAGTAATCTCTTCATTAGAGTTACTTAGACGATAATGGTCGATAATTTTATCGACCATTTCTATATCCATTTCTCCTAACGTGTGTTTTAATCTTGCATCTTCTTTTGTGAAACAAAATGAACAACCTTTAGCACACGTTCCGTTAATTGCTAAATTCATTAAAAACTATTTAAAAGTCCATTCTCAATGTGAGAGGTGTTGTTTCGATATTCTCATCTTCTCTTTGTTGTTTACTTAACGCAATTCCAAATTTTTCGTGCTTAAGTCTATGACAATCAGCAATGTTTACACACGCCTTAATTCTTTCTTCTAATAGTTGTTGTTCTAATAGTAAGTTTGCTAATTTTGTATTGTATGTGGTAACATTATTAATAATTTTTTGTACGAATACTGATTTGTCAATGTTTCTACCAGCACATAAAATATCAATGATAGGTGTTTGGTAATCTTCATCTGCAGTCCAACCAAATGCTTCTCTTTTTTGTTCTTCCCATGTATCTTTCTCTAAGATAGACGCATCAACCATTAATTCTTTATATCTTTCAGAAAATCTATCCGCGACAACTTTTTTCATTGCCACTTTATTAAATGCAACTCCCGCCGCTTTGTCTTCGTCAGTAAGAAAATGTTTTACTTTTTCCGCTTCTGTTTCACCAGATTCAGCTAACTGAGGAATCTCATCCATAATATGTGAATTTGTTCTAACGCTAATATAATCTTTGTATATATCCGCGAAAACAAACCCTTTGGCAACCTCTTCTGGTATAACGATTGCACCGAGTTTATTTAATTCAACTCTCATGTCATTATACTCGTCAGCTATTCTACCATAATTGTAATTTAAATACATTCCAACTACTTGTATATAACCCGGAACATCTCCCTGAACTTTAAAAAGTATGTGTGTCATTATAATAATTTTTCTGTTTCTGTTTTATTTGGTTGTGTTAATTTCAATTGGTTCTTTAATGAGTCTTCAATTGAGAAATTATTTGTTGTGGCTTCCGCCATTAATTGATTTATATTTTTATCAATTGAAATTGTATATGCTGAAGCCAATGTTAAAACTTGTTTTTGTTGTTCCGGATCCATCATAAGAATTGAATCTAAGTTACCTGTACCGATTCTACCATATGAAATCATATCCAACATCGCTTGTTTAGCCATACGAACAGTCCAATATTCGTGTTCATATTTTTCTTCTAATTCTGGATTACCAAAAACGTCAATTAATTTAGTACCATCGGGTAAGATGGCATCATCCGTTTCTAAATATTCCTTAATTAAATCAATAAACCCTTGTCTTTCTCTATATGCATCTTTAAGATTCCTTTTGAACTTTCTTAAGTCAACATGTTTGTCGGCAACAGTTAAATCAACCATTTCTTTTCTCTTAGGGTCGGTGATAAATTCTTTACTTTCCTCGTCCATTTGAATTTCTAGCTCAGCCTTTCTTACTGTATATTCTAAATGTTCGACAGCATCTTCTCTACCCCTTAATTCCAAAAGCCATTGTTTTAATCTTGCATATGGTGTTATTTGTGCGCCACCAACAAAATTATATGCCTTGTACTTTGGTAATGCGAAAGACATACTTTCAGATATTTGCATTAGTTTTTCATCAAATGGATTGTTGATGAAATTAGACCTATCGTATTTGTAACCTTGTTCCATAATTGTTTTTTATATTAATATAGTGAAAATTTTTTAAAATGTCAACCTATCTCCAACCACAATGGCCAGACGATGTTCCAGCATTAACTCTAGGTGCCAATCCCGTAATAGCATTTGAACCTGTGTCGGTTGCATAAAACATTATCCAAGACGTATTGTTTTGTCCCGTTCCATCGTAATTTCCTAACATATATTGCCAATCTTGACCCATTGCGAAGTTTTCTTCACCGCAATTTGGGTGTGGCTTAGCAACATTACCAATATTTGTATCTGTTGAATTACTCCATCTTCTTAGGTTATAGCCACCATTGTATGATCCCTCATTTCCAGCATATCCTTTTCCAACTTTAGATGAAATACCTTTTTGTTGTGAGTGTGCACCCCATTGTGTTGAAGAACTTGGTGTTTCATTAGAAAAATTAAATTTAATTCCTCCACTATTTGTCCAAGCATATCCAAAACTTTCATCAAAAAATGCAGCCCCACCATCATTACCATTAATTGAGGTTACACCGAATCCACTTACATAACTTTCATTAGATAAATTAAATTTTTCAATTGTTGTTGACCCTCCTGAAATTAAATAAGCAAATTCAGTTTCTTTTTGCATGGTTGCAACGTCACTTCTTGCAATACCCGTATTAAATTTGGTTTGATGTGCATAGTTTGTGTCGTTGAACATATTAATTGCGGACGTTCTAGTTCCGTGGATACTATCAGGACCTTTCCACGCACCATCATCATTTACTGACCAAATAAATAATATTGTTTTATTACAGGCTCCTGAGGTATAAGATACGGGGTAATCTAATAATTCCCCCACATGTGTTGTTTGATTTGTTGAGTTAGTTGTTTTATGAACGTTTCTCCATGGTGACGAATCCTTATATCCTCCCGCCAAATATGAATATGATAAAACTTGTCTATATCTAAATGCAATTGGAATTGTTTCTTGTGCCGCAATTCTTTCCCACCCGTTATCTATATTTGATACTCCCGTATATAACATTAAAAAACTACCACTGTTGGATTCTTCTAAGTACAAAGATCCCGATAATGGTGAGCCTGGTCTATTTGTTCTAGTTCCTTTAGGTGGTCTATTAACTACCCTATCTGACGTTAAACTACCACTAACTTCTAAATTCTCGTATATCATAATTTAATTCTTTTTATGCTCTCCATCCACAATGACCCGATGATGTTCCGGCGTTTACTCCAGGGTTTAATCCACTCACACTGGTCGTTCCCGTATCTGTCGAATAGAAGAATTTCCAACTTGTATTATTTTGTGCTCCATCATAATTTCCTAACATATATTGATGGTCTTGACCTAATGTAAAGTTTTCTTCTCCACAGTTAGGGTGAGGTTTTGCAACGTTACCTATGTTGGTGTCGTTAGCGTTGCTCCATCGTCTAAGGTTATAACCACCATTGTATGAACCTTCGTTTCCGGCATACCCTTTTCCAACTTTTGAGCTGATACCTTTTTGTTGTGAGTGTGCACCCCATTGGGTGGACGATTGGAAGGTTTCTGTGGCAAAACTCATTTTAACGCCCGATGCAGATGTCCAACCATAACCAAAATTTTCATCGGAAAAAGCCGAAGCCCCGTCACTACCATCAATTGTTGTTAAGTTAAAACCAGTTGCAATTGTTTCAGTACTTAGGTCAAATTTTTCAACCGTGGTACTACCCGCAGCAAACATATACGCATATTCTGTTTCTTTGTGCATAGTTCCCACGTCACTTCTTGCATTTGTTATATTAAATTTAACATTATGTGCATATTTTGTATCATTCGCCATATTAATAGCTGATGTTCTAATACTATGAACATCAGTTGGTCCTTTAAATGCACCATCTGTATTAACAGACCAAACAAAAAAGATATATTTACTACAAGCACCTGATGTATATGTTGCGGGAAAATCTAATAATTCTCCAATGTGTGTTGTTTGATCGGTAGAATTAATTGTTTTGTGAACATTTTTCCAAGGAGATGAATCTTTGTATCCACCAGCAAGATAAGAAACACTAATTATTTGTCTGAATTTAAATCCAACATTAGCATTTACTTGTGATGACACTCTAACCCAACCACTATCATTATTACTAATTCCAGCATAAACCATTAAGAAACTACCACTAACCGCCTGTTCTAAGTATAATGAACCGGTTTGTGGACTACTTGGTCTATTGGCCCGTGTTCCTGTTGGTGGTTTGGTTACCCCTTGTCCTCTTAACGAACCGCTTATTTCTATATTTTCGTGTAGCATATCTTATAAATACAAATTTTATGTTCTCCAACCACAATGTCCCGATGATGTTCCTCCATTTACACCGGGAGCCAATCCACTAGGATTAACTGTTCCTGTGTCTGTCGTATAAACAAATTTCCAACTGGTGTTTACTTGAAGTCCGTCGTAACATCCCAACATATACTGATGGTCTTGTCCCATTGTGAAATTTTCTTCACCGCAGTTAGGATGAGGCTTCGATACGTTACCGATATTTGTTTCAGTAAAAACATTCCACCTTCTTAAGTTATAACCACCATTGTATGTACCTTCGTTTCCGGCATACCCTTTTCCAACTTTTGAGCTAATTCCTTTTTGTTGTCCACTAGCACCCCATTGTTGATTGTTTGTAAATGTATCATTTGCAAAAAATAACTTAGTTCCGCTTTGTTGTGTCCAACCATATCCGTAGTTTTCGTCAGAAAATCCCGAAGCACCTGATGGTCCACTACCAGTAATTGATGATGTTGTAGTAATGTATGGTTCACCAGCCTGATAGTATACACTATACATTGTTTCGTTTGTTAGATTAAATTTTTCAACTGCAGCCACACCCGCACCAAATATCCATGCAAATTCTGTTTCTTGATGTAAAGTACCGCAGTCATCTCTTGCATTCGCTAAATCCCATTTTGATTGGTGAGCATAAGCTGTTTCATTAACCATATGTACACCACTAGTCCACGTTGAGTGAATAGTACTATCTCCTTTAAATGTACCGTCTGTGTTTGTTGACCAAAGAAATAAAATACTTTTACTACAAGCACCGGACGTATATGATGCCGGATAATCTAATAGTTCACCTAAGTGAACCGTCTGATCCGTTGAATTTGTTGTTCTATGAACATTTTTCCAAGGTGAGGCGTCCTTATAACCTCCAGCTAAATATGAAAAATTTACAACCTGTCTATATTTGAATCCTGTTCTATCGGTATTTTGTGAACCAACTGGTTCCCACCCACCATCATAGTTTGAGGATGCCGTGTATGTTACAACAAAACTACCACTAGTTGATTCCTCTAGATATAATGAACCAATATCAGGACTAGTCGGTCTGTTAGCCCTTGGTCCTTTAGGTATGATATATTGTCCACTTACATTTAATGAACCACTAACTTCTACGTTTTCTCTTAACATATTGTATAATATACGGATTTTATCCTGTAACTACAAGTCTTCCACTTCTATTTGACGCAAAAGTTAATATCACTTGTGTCGATGTTATTCTTATATTGGAAGGGAAGAACATGTCTCCGTTTGAATCAAACACTTGTGCCGTTACATTTGCCGTTCCCAAAGTATGGTTAAAAGTTACACTTGACACGTTAGAGAATGTTGTTGCACTACTTAATGCAACTCTCTTCCAACTAGCCCATGTACCATTGTTCTTACCTCTAACATACATAATACCCGTCCGATAATCTCCATATATTTGATGTTGCCAACTAGAACTATATATTTGAGAATACAATGCACCATCTGTTGAGTTACCAGTTAAGTTGGTACTACTACCATCAACATCTGTTACATATGTAAATCCGTTTGAATCTAATGTATTTGCGGCAACTCCACTTGTATTTGTGTTTCTAATACCGATACCATCGATTTGGTCTGCGGATGTTGCAGTTGCGGCGTTTCCATCAATTGAGACACCTGTTAATGTTTGTGCCCCACTAGCTCTGTTAAGTGCAATTGCGGTCGTACCAACATATGTTGTTGCATTGAATGCCGCAAAATCTCCTGTGTTATTATTTGCCGCAGTTCCAAAAGTTCTTTGTGCCAGTACGTCCGTACCTATCACTAATCCTAAGTTTGTTCTTGCATTAGCCGCAGTTGTTGCGCCGGTTCCACCATTTGCAACCGCAACCGTTCCTGAAACATTGGATACTGTTTGTGAACCAATATTACCTGAATCAATAATTGTTTTCCAAGCCTGTGATGTGTTAATTGCAGTTGCTGAAAAACTTCTATAATATAAATTTCCATTAGAACTAAATCCTAATTGACTATAATAATTGTCAGGGTGTCTATTAACAGTAAGAATACTATTTGAATTATCGACCGCAGCAAATAAACCAGTTTGTGGATTAGTAATTGCGTATGAATATCCAACGGTTCCATTGCCATATTGAGTTGTTAATCCTCCTGATGCTGTTATAACTCCGGCACTTGCTGCAGAACCATCAACACTAACACCTGTCAATGTTTGAGAAGCACTCGCCCTACCTAATGATATTGACGTTGTACCAATATTAAAAGATGAGTTTGCTAATTTAGTATTACTAACTGACCCATCTACTAATTGAGATGCGTTAATTGTTTTGTTTGTTAACGTTTGGCTTGCGGTTCTTAATACAATATCATCTTCAGAGCCTAATGGGCCTGCGATCCATTTATCATTAGAAGTGTCCCACAATAAAGATCCTGAAGTTAATGTTGACGCTGTTGCATCTCTAACAACAAGACCTGCATTTGTTGCGCCAGTACCATTTAATTGAATAATATTATCTGCAATATTAACAGTTGTCGAGTTTACGGTTGTTGTTGTTCCAGAAACTGTAAAGTTTCCTCTAACTGTAACATCT